CCTTCACATCGCGGCGCGCGGCGCTGATGCGGCCGATCTCGGCTTTCCGCTGGCACGAGTACCCGCAGAACACCTGCCAGGGATAAAGCGTCTCGAAGGGCTCAGCACAGAGCCCGCACCGCTTCAGGGCGAGCGGGTTGTCTCTGATGCGCTGCCAATGCCAGAGACATCGGTCGGAGCAGAACCGGTGCCAGCCTTTGCGCGGCTCAAAGCTGCGGCCGCATATGTCGCAGTCCTTCTGCCTAATCCAAACCGAGATATCGTTGGAGTCCCACCCGGCCGGCATTCGGATGTTCGCCTTGAGCCGGCCGTTCGCGACCAAGCGCCGACTTTCCTTATCGGCCGACTTCCAGCTATGGCGATGATGAAGGATCAGGATGCGGCGGATGGCGTGGCGGCAGCCGGCCTCATTGGCCCACGGGATGTCATGCGGCGCGCGCAGAAGAACCGCCGCGATCTCGGTGACCGTGGGGACTTGAACCACATGCTCACCAAACTCGGTATGGGCGCAGCAGGCTTTCGGCGGCCGGCCCGACCGCGCAGTCGCCGGAGCGGTCGTCGAACATGCCGGAGACCATGAGCATCATCGCGTGGCGGATAGGTTCGGGGACCTGCTCGGAGCCGGCAGTGAAGTCGACCGAGACCACGCCTAGATGGCGCCGCGTATCCGGCCAATGCGCCTCATAGGCCGGCGCGACCATGCCGAAACCGCCGACCCCGAAGACATCGTAATCAACCACGTCCTGCGTGACGCCGTCGGTGTCGACGTGCGTGAATGCATCGACCGAGATCAGCGGCGGCATCGGGATGTCGATCACGTGACTCCATGGGAAGCCGTCGAGGGTGAGCCGCCAGCTGGTTACAGGCAGCGTCCGGCCGAGCGTCTTCTCGATGTGCTCTTGCGCAGCGCGGGCATAGGCGACGATCAGAGCATCCTCGTCATGCCCGAGATCATCGAGGCGCAGCTGAGCACGAAGCTCGGCGAGCGTGACCGCAAGAGCAGGTGGATCACCGATGCGGATGAGGCTCATTCTGCCGCCTCCGGCGCCGTGCCGCGCGGCGGATATCCTTCTTGCGTCCGGACCTCATCGACATCCAAGATGCCGGAGCGCACCGCGATCTCGTTTGCCGTCCATCTTTCAAGCGGACTGCCTCTCAACAAGTCCGACATATCGAGCACCAGCTGGTGATTGACCGCCGCGGTGCTGCTGAACAGGGAGCGCCTGGCCTCAGCCTCGATCTTGCGGACCCATGGCGTGAGGGTGTTGCTGGCGAACCAGCGGCTCGCCTCTTGGCTATTCGTGAAAGTGTTGTGCGAGTAGTCCTGCACCAAAGGCGGCGGCACGCCGAAGACCCGGCATATCTCCGCGACGCTGAACATGCGGGATTCCAAAAGCTCGGCTTGCTCAGGACTGACGCTTACTGATTTGAACTTCGCGCCCTGATCGAGAACTACGACGCGGCCCGCATTGCGCGGGCCTTCATGTAGCAAGCGCCAGCGTTCGCGAAGCTGGTTCAGAGCTTCGGGACCGATCTTGCCTTCAAGTTCCAAAGCGCCGCTGGGACTGATCGAGTTGCGCCACAGGCTGCCGGAGAACTCGGCGAGCGCTTGGGCATTGCCGAGCACACCGGCGGCGCGCTGCAAGCGCGAGATGCCGACTCGGCCGTCGTCGGATCTGTCGCGCAGATGATAGACCTGCTCCATCAGCAGGCGCCTGACGCCGCCACGAACGTCGTTGGCGATGTCGTAGGTGATCCTGTTGTTCGGCAGGTCGACGATCGCGACCTTGTCCCAAGGGATCGGGATCAGGCCGGCCAGACGCCCGGCATTGTCGAGCACGATCTCGGACAGCGCGTTGCCTCTTAAGAGCACCGAGGCAACCGTCCATTCGAGCCAATCGGCCCAAGACTGAAACTGGTTCGGCCCGCGATCGATCAGACGCTGCAGGGGATGAGCGGGCGCCTCTACGCGCCGATCTCCCTGCCAGACGTATACGAGTGCCGGCAACGCCGAGATCGAGCCGGAGATCACGCTCACACAGGCGCCCACGGTTGCTAGGGCGTGCTCGGCACTCTTGTGGGTAATCACCTGCCCAGAGGCATCAGCGACGCCCCAGACCCCCACGCCGGCCGATAGCAGGTCCCATGACGTGATCGACCGCTGCTCCGGCGGATCGAGCCAAGCAGCGATCCGGCTACGGATGCTCATACCGTTTCCAGAATATCGAGCGGCGAGGTTCAGGCGCGGGTGAAACTGGCGGGCACGAGCGGCGACCTCGGTGGCGTCATATGCCGGGAACGCGCTCACGACGCTGATCTCGACCAGATCCAGCGAGCGCAGTTCACGGACCGATTTGACCCACTGTTCGCCCGACGGCCTGATCCGGAAACCAAAGCTCATGCCGCCGGCATTGTTGGAGCGGACCAGCTCCAATGTGTCGTTGGCCCAGCTGGTGCCCGGCAGATCGAGCTCGAATTCCAGACCGCGATCAGTCTCGGCGAGCCGCAGCGACTTGGATTTCGTGCGACCCAGCACCCTGCTCATATCGTGATCGAGCAACGCCAAAATGTCGTGATTGTCCGCCAGGCTGTCTTTGAACGCGCCGCGCCGGATCACCTCGTCGAAACCACCGACGAAGGCGACCTGATCGAACGGCGCGGCAAGCCCAACGAGCTGACGGCCGAGGGATCGGACCTCGACCATCGCTCGGTGCTCGATCATCATCGGAGTCACTCCGACCCCCGGCCTCAGCCCGCGTTCAAATCCTCGGCGAACGCGAAGGACTCGGGATGCCTCACGGCAACTTCGTAGTCGCGCATGGCGCGGACCGAGACGCGACCGCGGACGTAGTCTTCCTCGCTGTACGCATTCACCAGAACGTCGAGCCCGGACCAATAGGCAACGATCAGCTGGCTCCAAACGCCAAACAGCACCGTGGCCGCTTGCGGAGAGCCGGGCGCCGGAACCGCAGTGGTCACCGCGACCGGGAAGCCGGCGAGGCTGCCGGGCTCGGTCATCATGAAGTTCGACGAAGTGTCGCCGCTGGTCTTCAACGTCGCCCGCAGCTTTGCCACCGCGGCCGGGCTCATGACCCATGCCATGCTGCCGATGTCGGCGTCATCGCTTTGGATAGTGGCCGGGAATGCCAGAACCTGCGGCCAACTCGGAGTCGCCAGCGTGAGGTCGTTAACCCCGGCTGTGTTGCGCACGCCGGTCGGGGCGGCGCCCACGCCGCTGCCGAACAACGCTTGAAAGTCGATTGCCCGAGCGATCGTTTCGGCAAGATCACGCCGGACAATCGCCTCGATCGACGGCAACGCATTGACGATCGTGCGGCGTGTGTAGGACGTGATCGCGCCGACCGTGTGCGGCTCCAAGCTCAAGTCATCGAAGCTCGGATCGGTCCGGGTGAGCGCTTGGTCCTCGACGACATGCTGCGCCGTGACGCTACCGGTCTGCCTGGGAATGTCGACGCTGCCGACCAGACCGTCGAGCACGGTCGCGCCCAATCGCTGAACGACCAGCGCGCTGCGCAACCTGTCGACGAACAGATCGGGCCGGAGCGAAGTCGGATATAGCGGCCCGGCGATCGGGTCGGGCGAGGCGCCCGGCGTGATGTCGATGACGCGCTTCTCGAGGAAGACCTCGTCGGGAACCGCGATGCCCCTGAAGTCCCGGCCAGTCCGGCGCTTCAGCTCAGCTGAGAGCTCGCGCTCGAGCCCGTTGTCAACGTCCATGCCGAGCTGGGCTTGGATCGCCTTAACAATGCTGAAATCGCGGGCGCGCTGCTCGTATTGGCCATCGCCGCGACCACTGACAATCGCTGGGGCGCTCGTGCGCCTTTCGAGATCATCGACGGTCCGCTGTCGCTCGATGCGTTTCTCAGTCGCGGCAAGCTCATTCTTGAGCCCGTCGAATCGCTTCGACTGCTCGTCGCTAAGATCGCCATGATCGCCGGAGGGGGAGTCGAGAAGAGCGCGCATCGCATCTTTGACGTTGGCGCGCTGCTCTAGTATTCTGTCCCTTTAGTTTTTGACATAAGCTCGGTATGCCATCGGGGTGTCCTTCCAATGGAGATGCCTCGATGGCGATGGGTCGACCGAAGGCGGA